GTAATCCAAGTCTTGTAACGACGGTCTTCAGTTTCTGAAGCGCGGTACCGAACGTGGAGGAAAGGTCGCTTAGCGTTCTTGCCCAAGATTTGGTCATACACTGAAGTAGAACCTGCAGGAACCAACAAGCCGTTGATACGACCTGAACCTGCACCTGTTGGAAGGCCACCACGCATTGTGGGGTCATTCAAGTATTTCCAATCTGACTTGTAGAAGTCATAACCTCGACGGAATCCCGTGAAGCCAAGATTCAAAGCCATGTTCTCGTCATTGTCAAACAAGCCATATGAAGTACCGCCCGCTCCGTAAGAGTTTTGAGCAGCCAACATATCGTCGATGTCGAAGCTGAAGTCGCGGTCAACGAAGATTACGTTCTCTTCAATTGCGCCCTGCTTGTCCAAACGGCTGATGATGGTATCAAACTCGGTAAGAGTTGTTGGGTTACCTCCATTGTAAACATTACCTCGGTTGTTTACAACATAGAATACACCTTCAGAACCCTTGTTACCTACGCCTGAAGTTACACCTGCAGCAATAGCGGCAACACCACTATTGGCTTCAGCAGGAACTGCTTCAATCATAGCTGTCTCCAAGTAGTCATCAAAACGCAAACGAGTTTCGTGCTCAGACTTCAAGTACCACAGGTATCCTGTTGCACCATTCTCTGTAGTCACTTCTACCCATCCAATTTGCGCCATATCAGAACCTGATACTGCGTACTTGTCCTTGATGATAATCGGAGAGTTATCGAAGATGTTGTCATCAGACTCCAATGAACCGCTCATTCCTGCTGTTCCTTTTTGGAACTCAGAACCGTAGATAAATACAGTACGAGTTAAACCCGCTGCACCTACCTGACCGCCTCCTTCGTAGTAAGCAACATCGAAGGTACCCGCCGCAGTATCTACTGCAGTTACGATAGCCTTGTTTTCGCCTGCACCTGCGTTATCAGAGATAACGACAGTTTGACCAACGCGAACAGCGATGGAACCTGTGCCGGGGTCAAGCGTGTCGTTTACAGTGATAGTAGCCGTATCATCGGCTGCAGCACCGTCAGATGCACAGTTAACGTACTTTGTGTGGAGACGACCTTGCTCTGCCCACTTGATGAGGTCAGAGTTAGAGGGCATCTCTGCACCTACCATACGAAGGAAAGAAGCAATTGTACGATTGCCGTATCGTTCGAATTCCTTTTCGTAAGTATCAGGAAGATACTGATTCAAGAAATCGAAATTTGTAATGTAGTTGCTCTGAAGAGCAACCTGCTCTGCGCTTGGTTGCAGAGCATACGTGGGGGTGGCGTTTACTGAACCTGCCATGTTTTCTAAGTTTTAAAGTTATGTCCTGTTTTTAGGACTGCGAATTTTGAGGCCGCTCCCCGAAGATGGAGATACGGCTCGAACTTGAAGCCCGCCTTTTTTAGAAGAGACTTGAGGAACACCACGCTCAGACATATTTACATTTTTAGTCTTCTTCATGAGGTCATCAACAGCCTCCGCCTTGCCTTGCTCGTAAAAGAACTCGGCAAATTTGTCGGGATTCATAGCCATTGCTAAAGAACGATGGTAAGCATGAGCATCTGTTAAAAGACCCTGTTCATCCGTAAACTTTTGAATCCACGGAAGTGGGGAGTCTTGCAACTTTCTTAGTTCATCCTTGTCCGCAGGAGAAAAAACAAAAGAGCGTTCACCAAGCTTGAATTCAAAACCTTTGAACTCATTGCTAAACACTTGATTTGTTTTGTCCACAAACCAATCTCTTCGGCGTTTTAGGGCATCCTGCTCGTTTTTAGCGTCGGCCAAATATTGCTTAAACTCTTTATATTCTTCCGAGGTATTAAAAGATTCACCCCCCACTGACTCAGCAGGAACCTTATATTTCTCTTTAGCCTCTTCAAAATACTGCTTCGCTTTAGCAACTATTTTTTTCTGTTTTAATCGGGTCTTCTTAATAAAGTCCTCGTCATCTAATTCCTCATCGTATAGATAGTCCTGAAGCATTACTTCAAGGTCGTCGTCATCCATACCATCAGTCATCTCTGTCTCGCGCAAGTAAGCTGCAATAAGTTCTTCACTTGATAGCGAAGAGTAATCCTCATTAAGCTTCATAAAGTCCTGAATGCCTCGGCCTGTTTCTTTTTTAAACTTAAAGAAAGCGGCCATCTCTTCATCCATTTCTCCATTTTCTTCACGAGCAGCCTTGAGGTCTTCAAGAGAATTAATTTCAATTCCCAATCGTGATTTAATCTCGTTGACCAAATCAGCCTCTTCAAACTTGCTCGCTTCCTCTTGCTCAGGAGCTTCTGCCTCGACCTCTTGCGTTTTTTCCACAGGCTGTGGTGTTTCACGCAAATCAATCTTAGCAATATTAGGGTCGTTAGTGTTTTCAGGCTCTACGAACTTAGCTTCATGAACATCAAGAAGCTCTTGTTCTTTTTCCTGCAAAGACTTTTCCTCCTTTAACTCCACGGATTTTACTTGAATACCTTCCATTAAATTTGATTTGTACGAAAGTAACTAATTATTTCTACTTAGCGTGGACTAAATTCAGCCAAATCGAAACCATCCAAACTGTCTTCGTTTGATTCAAACGAGATAGCAGGTAGGTTGTTCTTTCGTTGATTTATTAGTTGTGACTGCTGAGTGTTCTGCTGACTAATTCGATTAGCCTTAGCATCTTCACGTTGAGTCTCACGAGAACTCAACTGTGACTCAACAATATCTTTTAATTGCATCTGATAGTTAAACTCTTCAGCCATGAGCCTACTCTTCAATTGCGCTTCTGCTTCTTGCTTCTGCATCTCAAACTGAATCTCAGCCTGCTTTAGCTTCATCTTGCCCTCCATCTCCATCTGCATTTTCTGCATACTAGCTTGCTGTGCAGCTTGCTGTGCTTGAAGATTTTGCTGTGCAGCTACGGCTTGTTGCTGCATCTGCATACGCTCTTCGCGGTCTTGCTTTGCAACACGCTTTACTTTCAGGAATTGATTTGCAAGCTTGAGATTTTTAATCTCTCGAATATCAATCGCATCCTCAAGGTTAATATCGCCCTTGCTCAAAGCCATCTGTATGTTCTGCTCAAGTTGTGCTCTTTGCTCTTCGTCAGGCGTAACTTCAATAAAGATTCCAAAGTCGTAGATGTACAAATCGTTCATGTCCTTCAGAACGGCTACGTTGTACTTTCCGATTTGATTAACAAACTCATCCTTAAAGTCTGCATACTCTAAAATATCACCAATACGATAGGTTAGGCTTTCTGCAAGACTTCTAAATATATACAGGCTACCATCAAGAATATGACGAGTAGCCGTGTTAGAGTTTAATGCCGCAAGTTTCTGAACACCCACCAATGAATAAGGGTCAGGAGTAGAGCCATCTCGCGCTTCATTGAGACCCGTCACGTCACGAATCATTTGAAGATAGTGGTTCATATTTTGAACCAACATCTGAGCTTTTCCGGAAGCACTGCTTGAGGTAAGTTGCTGAATTGGTACACGGCCTTGGTTGTATTCGCCCTCTTGCGTATAGCTTCTTCCAATAACGCTACCCGTTTGGAAAAACAAACGCAAAGCATCCGAAGGATTGTAAGCGTTTCCTGTTCCAAGGTCTACCTCGTTCAAGCCATCAGCATCAATATAAACCCCGTCAGGAACCGTTCGTGATATAACCTGCTGCAGCTTTAGGTGAGTAATCTGAATGAGGTCGGCAAATGGTATCATGCGACGAACCAAAGATTCAATCACCCCCTTGTACAAACGAGGAGCGCAAGCAACGTAATTAGGAAGCGCGTGTTGAGATGCTGATTTAGGGCGCACCATGTTTTCAGCCATTTCCCACTTTAGCAAGATGTTTGTGCCCATAACCATCACGCCTTCATACCAAACGTCAATGGTTTTTTCAAGCTTTTCAAACTTGCCGTCCTGCATCATTTCTTCCGGCGGATTGAATTGGTCATCTTTTTCAATCACGCGCTTGTTGTCTCCATCTATTTTTTTCTTGTAGACAATCTTCTTTGTTGTCTTGTAGTTGAAGTACATTACCGTGGTAGTATCACGGTAAAAAATATCGTTGTCGTAATACTGAGCTACGTTGTAGTAGTCGTACCAACTTTGCCCTGATTTAGAAATGGTTTCCAAATCTTCATTGGTCAGGGTAGGGTCTATCTTAAGTAGCTCAATAACAGGAATCGTTTTTATCTCACCCCAATAGAAGCAGTCCTTGAAGTGAGGGTCTTCAGTATAGCTATACACCACGTTGGCAGGGTCAACATACTTTACCTCTACCCCACTGCCCTTCAAAAACTCTGTCTTTGCTACGGAGATTCCCAATACCGTAAGGTCGTAATCAAGTCGCTTACGAAGGTCGGTATAGTGGTTCTCTTCAAGGATAGTGTTAATCGCTTCTTCCTCTGCAATCTCAATAGCAGGCTTGTACTTAAGCTGCATAAAAAGCTGAAGCTCTTCATCAGAGTTAGGCAGCTCCTCGGAAGGAACTACAAACGGGTCAACACCACTTTGTTGCTGAATGTTTTCAAGGAATGGCTTAGCTACCATCTGCCCCTCAATCAGGTCTTGGAATGCGCTACGCTTAGATTGAGATAGAGCATCCTGAGCAAAAGCTTTTACCTTGAACAATCTTTCCGACATCCCATTGACTACGATGTCTACAAACTTTGGAAGAATCGGAACCGGAGTCCAATCAAGGTTGAGATAGGAAAGGTCTCCATCAATTGCTAACTCGTTCTTGTACTTTGCGATAGATTGTTCTCCTCTTGCATACAATCGGAGGCGATTAAAGTCTCGCCATTGATTGTAAAAGCGACATTGATTTCCATCTTTTTTGAACCATTCATACTGAATGGCTTGACCAATTTGCAACCCAAATTCGTCCGTAGCTTTTTCGGCATCCGATACAAATTGACTTGGGAAGCCCGTGGCTGATATATTTATAGTGACTTCCTTCATCGCAATATTTCGCTAGTTGTTCCGGTGTTGCTGTATCGAGCGAAGTTAACACTAATTTTTCTTTGTTTCTTCTCAGGCAAATACAAGTGCTTTTGGTTAGCCATAATAGCCAATCCCGAACTAATGGTTGCATCATATGCCGTTCGGTTACTAATGTCAAACTTAGCCCAATCTTCAAGGGTACGAATAAATGGCATCATCCCCATCTCGTCCGACTCCCTAAAGGTTCCCTCTAAATCTATACCAACGTGCTTCTCAATGTATGACTCAATGGCTGAAGCGTGAGCTTGCTTTACATCCTCGCTTGAGTTTGGTATGCCCCCCAACTCCTTTTCCGTTTTGGAAAGTTTAATAAATGGCTTGTCCGGTCTATTCATGCAGAACCCTCGATACCCTCTGTTTTTAAAATGGTAAAGCAATCTAGGCTTGTTATTTTCAATTAAGATGGGCATACCGTAAAAGACACACGCCATTAACACATCTTCGAAAAATATCTCGGCAGTCTGAGGACGAGCAACATATTCAAGGAAGAACTCGTTGCTTGGCGCATCCTCCATGCTAAACTTGGTTAAGCCGTGCAAAGCTCCATTTGAACCCCCGCCACCTACAACGCCGGAAATATCATAAGAGTCACATCCGAATGCTCCTATGTGTTCATTGCCGGGGTGCTTGACTCCGTTCTTTTCATATACATTATTCTGCAACGCAGCAGATGGTGTCCATGTAATATAAAACCTTCCGCGTTTATCAGGATAAAAAACTACCTGTGTATCTCGAATACCGTTTTCCCAACGGAAAGAACCTCGCGTAACAAACTGCTCCTTAATCAATGACTCAGAGTAATCAAGCTGTTGGTATATCTTGGTAAGATTGAAAAGAGAGGATTTGCTTTCGTCTCTAAACGCATGAGATTCCGTGCGAGGAAACTGTCGGTAAAATTCGTTCAAAGCATCAGGGTCATTCTTTAAAGATTCTACCTCTGCTTCCCAATAATCTACAGCCCCTCCATAGATGGGTCGGTCATCAACACCCCTAATCTCCTTGGGTGGAGTATGAAAAACCGGATGCCCATAGCGGTCAATAAACCCTTCCATGTTGTACTCCATAGGAATAAACAGGGAATACATTCCACTTTTGGTTTGCCCGTTTTTATTTCGGGTTTCAACATTGGAATCTTCGTAAATCTTTTTGAAGTTAGAACCACCCTTGTTTAGAGCATTAGACGTTGAACCCATCAGGCATTTCCCAATAATTCGACTACCCAATCGCAAGCACGTTTTGGTTACTCGCCAATTGTTTAGGATGTTGTTGGGCTTAATCCATTTACCGCTCTCGTCATGAACAAGGAGCAATAGCTTCTCACCATCATAAGAGTTGTCATCCGTGTTCTTCCAATCAATCGTGGTGTCGAGTCCATCCAAATCTTGAGAGGCCACATCGTGCATATTCTTCTTCGTAATCTTGGAAGCAGGTACACGAAAAGCCAACTCAGTTTTTGGTTTATCCATACCGTCTTGAATAGGCTTGAAGAAGAAAGGCAGGCGGTTTGCAATAGGAACTACCTTGTCCGTAAACATCTTCTTTGCATCTGAACCCGTCTTAGATAAGATGCCGACCCTTGAATCTTTTGCAAGTGTCCCTGTGTTCACACATTCAGAAGACCCCATGAAAGAAAATCCTGAACGACGAATCTTTAAGTATGTCATGCCGTAGCACCTATCGTCTGCCTTGCAAGCTTCCCAAAACAAATAGAATATTCGATTAGCTTCTCGAAAGTCAGGAGAGCCTACATCAATAG